CACGCTGCGGGCTTGGGTGAAGAAGGCTTCCTAAACCGGTGGGCAATGGAAGTGATTGTTACATCGGTTTCGGCGGGTGGTGCTTATTGGCGTTTCGATGAGCCTATCTGCCAGATTGCGTTCAGTACAGGGCGCGGTGTTGGCGTGTATAATGGGCAATACAAACAGCCCGAACACGCAAAGACAGCGGATGAGATTTTGGCGGCGTGGTCTCCGCTTGCCCTGTTGCCGTCATGCGTGCGTGGCTTGGCAGTGCATACCGCGCAAGTTGCCAATCACGCGGCTTTCGTTGGCGGCTTTTGAATGTAAAATAAGTGTGCTATACCAAGCCTATTACGCCCTATCTGACGGCGTATTCTCCTTGTGGGTTTGGTTGACCCCCAAAAACCTGTGCATATTGCCGCACAAGTCCCGCCGAGCGCGGGGCTTGTGGTTTAAGCGCAAAAAACCCCGCTTGTTGATTGGCGGGGCTTTTTGCTTTAGTTTGGCGTTGCTACTTAGAGAGTTGAAACTCTAGGTCATAAATTCGTTTCAGCAGGAAAGCGCAGGCTGCTTTTTCGGCTTCGGTGAGTTTTGCGCGGCGTTCGCTGTAAACAGTGTTCAAAATTTGTTCGTACTTGTTGATGTACGCTTTCAAGATTTCGGCTTTGGTTTTCATGGGGGTTTCTCCTTTGTGGTTGGTGTTTCTGTTTGGTTGATATTTTCAATTATACCAGATTGCATAGTATTGTCAAGGATAAATATGGTAATTGCACATGACAAAAATCATGCTACAATTATTATATGCCAGATAAACCAGTCACCTACCCTGTAAACACCCGTATTTACGCCATCTCGCCGCGCGGTTGGCGGCTGATTGGCTGCGTACTGCTACCGCATGACCGCGTACTTCAGGCGATACGATGGCGGCAGCGTCTTGACGTGCGCTATCATCCCCTTGACCCGCCGATGCCGCGCACCTTTGAAACCAACACGGCGCGGCTACTTGGTGACGATGTGATTATTGACGTGGAGGCGTGGCAATGACGAAGGCGGCGAAAACGCAGCAAGCATTGAAAATTCAGGGCGCAAATGGTTTAGAGTGGCAGCCGGTTCAGGTCAAACTAGGCGACCTTGACGGATGGCAAGGCAACCCGAAGCGATTGTCAAAACTGCAAGCGCAGCGATTATTGCAGTCTACGCAGAGTTTAGGGCAATTGCAGACGATTGCCGTAAGCCCTGTAAAACCTGACGGGCGGCGCGACCTGTACGATGGTCATCAAAGAGACAGCGTTTGGTTGAAAGCCTACAACCCATCATTGACAGTGTGGGCAATGGAAGCAAGCCGACCCCTGACAGACGATGAGCGCAAAGATGTAGCGGTTTTGTCGATGACGGCGCGCGGTTCGTTCGATTGGGATATTTTGGCGAATTGGGAAGGGCTGGGCGATTATTTTGAGCGCGATGATTTAGTAGAGTTGCGGCGCGATATTGCCGCGCTTGATTTGTTTCTTGGCAGCGAGGCGGACGAAGAAGATGATGATGGCGAGCCAATGTTTACACCAAACACAAAGCCGGCGTTTTCAACAGCAAAAATTTTAGACAGCGACATCGTTGATGAAAAATCAAGACTTGACAACAGATTTAAGAAAAGTGATGAGTACCTAGAAGTTATGTGTCCACATTGCGCGGAAAAGTTTTATATCAACAAGAAGGATGTGACAAGGTGAACGATTTTGGCGCGTTCGATATGTTGTGCGAAAATTTACTTAATAAAAAGTGGATATTTGCAAAAACTATGCCAAAAAACCCACACTGGTATACATTGCGGAGAGATTGGCGAGACGATAGGGCATTTAATAATGTTGTTGAGACAATGCGGCGCGTGGGGTATATTGAGTATTATTATCGCAAACCGTACACAATGGTAAACATAGACAACATGAAATATTGGACTATGGGAGATCCAATCAGCGAAACGATACTAATCAACAGGAAGGTTAGGGAGCAGGGTTCTGAGTACGATGCAATTTGTAATGATTATGATGGTGCTCACAAAGACGCTTTGAGTATTGCCGAAAACTCCGCGCTGTTTGATATGCTTAATTTCAATTCCGCAGAGAGCGTTTTGGATATTGGGTGCGGTACTGGATTGTTTCTCGACTATTGTTCTCCGAAAAACTATCTTGGTATAGACCCATCGGCTGGAATGTTAAGAGTATTCAGAGAAAAGCATACTAAAACTACAATACAAACAAAGTTTGAAGAATTTTCGGGCGGCAAATTTGACCTTGTTGTATCTTTATTCGGTTCTGCTAGCTACATTGCTCCATGTGCTGTTAGCAGAATACCAAAAATGGTAAAGCCATCTGGTAGATGGTTTATTATGTTTTACAAGCCTGATTATGTTCCGGTAACATATATTAAATTGAGTAGACGCATTAATCATTACAAAAGCAATCATTTACTTCTTGGTGGAAAAGTAAGCGAATTTAATAATTTTATAATTGTCGAGGGAATAAATGAAAATTTACCTTAATCAAAATGTGTTTGATGCCGCGCTCGACAGAATAAGATGGTTGTTTGACGAGTTTCCCAATGTTATTATTAATATCTCCGGCGGCAAAGACAGCACGGTTGTGCTGAACCTTGCGCTTATGGTTGCCGAAGAAAAGGGCAGGCTTCCGCTTGATGTTATGTTTATAGACCAAGAGGCTGAGTGGAACGCTGTTATTGAGCATATCAGGGAAGTTTTTAGTGATGAGCGCATAAAGCCGCATTGGTTACAAATTCCAATAAAGATATTTAATGCAACCAGCACAATCGAACCCTGGCTTTATTGCTGGGAGACTGGCAAGGAGTGGATAAGGGAAAAAGAGCCTAACAGTATTCACGTAAACAGGTACGGTACTGATAGATTTGCGGAGTTATTCAAGCGTTTTTCTCTTGTTGATTTTCCGGGCAAGACTTGTCACATAAGTGGCGTTAGGTGCGAAGAAAGCCCAGCAAGAATGAATGGATTGACATCATACGCAACATACAAGCACGCAACCTATGGAAAAAAAGAAGGCGGCGAACAGTATGTTTTTTACCCAATCTACGATTGGAGTTATACCGATGTTTGGAAGGCTATACATGATAACTCTTGGAATTATTGCAAAATTTATGATTATATGTATCAGTACGGAATTTCTGTGATGAATATGAGGGTTTCTAATGTTCATCACGAAACAGCGATTAGAAATTTGTTTTACTTACAAGAAATTGAAAGCGATACATGGGAAGCGATAACTAGAAGAATAAGTGGAATTAATACCGCCGGAATACTTGGGAGTGACTACGCAAGACCCAAAGATTTGCCGTATATGTTTAGCGATTGGTGGCAGTATAGAGACTATCTGCTGGAAAATCTAATCACCGATGCGGACATCAGGGAAAAAATGCGAAAAAGTTTTGAGGGCAACGATAAAAATTACGTGGATGAAGCGCAGTTAGATTTGGTAAAAACTGAAATTGCGTGCATACTGGCAAATGATTATCACGGAACTAAACTTTCAACGTTTCACGCTTCTCACGGAAAATTCTCTAAAAACAATGGAGCAAGACGAAAATGATTGACGATATTACGAGTTATTTGATGTCCCTCGATGATGACGAGCGCAGCAAGGCTATCGAGGATATTCGTGATGTTTTACATAAACTTCACAAAAATAGTGCAATGCCGGTTGACCGAGTAAGATGGGTTCCAATCGAAAAGGTGACACCAAACGACTATAATCCTAATAGCGTTGCTATGATAGAAATGCGATTACTGTATCAGTCGATAGACCATGACGGGTACACTCAGCCAGTAGTTACGATTTACGATGCGGAAGCGGATAAATACGTTATTGTTGACGGCTTTCACAGGTATTATGTTATGAAAACGAATGCCGACATACTACAAAGGTGCGGCGGCATGCTTCCTTGCGTAGTCATAGACAAGCCAATCAATGACAGAATGGCTTCTACTGTGCGCCACAATAGGGCAAGGGGTAAGCATTCCGTCAATGGCATGGCTAATTTGGTTTTCAAGATGCTTGAAAATGGATGGAGCGATTCAGAGGTTTGCAATGAATTAGGTATGGAAGCCGAAGAATTATTGAGAATAAAGCACATCACTGGATTTTCTAAGTTGTTTGAGGATACGGAGTATAAAAAATCATGGATGACCGAGCGGCAAATAAAAATAAAACGCGATTATGAACGTCAGGGAAAATAAAGCACCATGAGCCGCCGTAAACTCTCCCGCCAAAAAATCAAAGCCGCCATTGTCAATAGCGGCGGCGTGGTTGCCGTGATTGCGCGGCGTTCCGGTTACACTTGGGGCGCGGTGAAAAAATTTATTGATGCTGATGACGAGTTGCGGCAGATGTTTGACGATGAACAGAACACCATCAGCGATGCCGCAGAAGGCAACCTGATAACCGCTATCAAAAGCGGCGAGACCGGCGTGTCCATGTGGTGGTTATCGCACATCCGGCGTGACAGGTTCGGCGGCACAAGTGACGCGCCGA